TGGTGGCTGCACCGCATCCGCGGGCCATGCCACCTCCGGCGTACTTTTTCGTCTTCATCGCGCCGCCGCCCATTTTCTTCTTGGGTGCGCGCGAGTCGCCACGCTCCGCCTCTGGCGTCACGTCAACTGAACCCGGGCGTGCGCGTGGCCGCATCGGCTTCTTCTTGGGTGGACGAGAGTCACCGCGTTCGGCGTTAGGCGTCAAATCAACTGGACGGCCGCGAGGGCGTGTTGATGTGGTAGGCGCTTTAGCCTTCTTCTTCGTAGTACCTTTGGCCATGTCAGCCTCCTGTGGTTACGGTGACAGCGCCAACTGCGCCCACCATGGATGTTACTGAGTCTCCGACAGGACGCCAGCCAAATAATCCGCGGCTTTCTGCGAGAGATGTGTCAGGGCGTGGGTCACGCAGCGACTGCGGATCAACAACACGCACACGACCCAAGAAGTTCTGTGGGTGGTCTGGGTCTACCACGTCCTTACCGACACGCATACCGGTCTTCTGCCCGTCCCGCACTTCCCAGACAAGATCCTCGAGCGGGTAGCGGAACCCAGTACGGTCGCAAAAACCGAACGCCCGTTTACCTGCAGAGTACGTCATACATACCCCCGAAATGGCGTGAAGTGGCTTGACGCGCGGTCCGAGTCTTCGTCGGCGGCAAGCTGAAATTGTGCGTTATATTCGTCGCGGAGTGCCGGTGCGCGCATGGCGGCCTCGGGCTTCTTCATTGCGATGTGGAACGCCAACCCCGACACGAGCGCCGGGATAAACCGCGGCGGGATGGCTGCGCTGCCCGCGATGCCAGACTCAAGGCCGTCAATGCCTTTGAGCCGATAATAGGCAACCGAGTAAGCGCTGTCAGGCACAGGCCACACGGTGAATTTCACGTCGCTGACGCCACGATCCACGTAGATCTGAGTAGGACGCCCCTGTGTGTTTTTGTTGGTCTGCTGGGCGTATGTGGAGACGCTGATCCGCTGCAGTGCCGTATCAATCTGGTTGGTACCTGTGCCGGTGCGCAGCTGGTGCTCGATGATGTCGATCGTATCCGTGGGCAGGGTATAGACCGCGGTGCCCGCAGTAAGCGGAGCGATGCCCGACTCGATCGTAAAAAGGTTCAGGCCGCGGTTCTGCCACTCCAACGTCAGCATGTTCAGGCTGCGTCGCACAGTCTTCAGGTCGTAGCCCGACCGCATCTCGAGGCCAGCGCGCTCGAAGGCCTCTTCGAAAATCTCGGATAGGTCTGGTACAACAACGGCCATGGCTTACTTCCTGTGCTTCGCCGTCTTCTTGGCGATCTTCTTGGGCTGCGCGACGTGCTGTTTGCCCTTTTTCGTACCGGCCCGCTTGGCCCGTGTGGTGGCAGCATACTCTTTATCGCTCAAAGACTCACGCGCTTTTTTCGGTAGGTACCGCTCGCCCGTGGCCTTGGGTCCTTGGGTGGATGGCTTGCCGGATTTTGTGCCCCAAGATTCCTTGGTCCATTTCTTTAGGCTTTTCTGAGGCTTCTTCATTTGTAGCCTCCGCCCTTGGCCTTGTATTGCTTGGCCAGCATTTGTGCCTTGCGCGCGCTCCATTGCCCCGGCTTGCCGCCTTTGCCGCCAGACTTGATCGAACTGAACAGGCTTTTCCGCATGGTCGGCTTGGTGTAGTTGCCAGCCTCGTTGACGCGCGATTTGGTAGGCTTCTTGGCCATCACTTCTTTCTCGTCGGCTTGCGCTTTTTCGCGAGGCCGCGCACCGAGCCTTTATTCTCGGTGGCGTAGAACACGCGTTCGCCCTTGTCTTTGCCGTACTGCTTCCGCATCGCGGCTTTGACCTTTTTGCCCTTGGGGGTCAGCGGCATCAGCGCATACGTCCTTTAGTCTTGCCGCGCTGGCAGATGCCATCGCCGCGGACGCGACCGCCTTTTTTCATCGGCTTCGCCGCGGAGCTCTTCGCCGCCATGTTGGACTTCGGCCGATCGTCCATCTCTGAGGTCTCATCGTCACCCTTCTTTTTCTTTCGCGTGGCGTTGTAGAGTGCACCAAGTGCGCCCATGCCCAGAATGCCTTCGGCTTTGCCGGACTTTAGGCTTTTGTTCAGCGCATAGGCGGGGCTTAGCATGCTCATGAGCTTACCACCGTTGAACTTCTTTTGCGTTTTCTTCTTCATCGTTCTACCTTTCAGTTGGGTGCGTATCTGCGCACGTGAGATTGCCATGTCAGTTCACCACTTTGCTTTATCTGCCCAGTACGCCGCAGACATCTTGCCTTTAGCAATGTTCTTACCATGACGGGACTTAAAACTCGCGCGTTTTTTCTTCATCTTGTCGGATTCACCGGCTTTGGGTTTACCTGCAGTGCTCGCACCCTGCTCCCCAAAGCGGATCGTCTTCACCTTGTCGCCCTCTTTGGCAACGACGACATGAGACTTCTTGGGGTGGTTCGGCGTACGCTTTGGCTTGTTGAAGCCTGATACGCCGGCACGCGCGAGGCGTGGGTCTTTTTTGGACTCTGCCATTCTATTTACTCCATCCTGCGTATGCTCCGAGGCGGGCCAGCAATGTCAGCCCTGTCTCTCGCATGTACGCTACATCGTCTCCGGCCAAGGCGCGCGCGTGCGTGGCCGCGTCGGGCTGTATCCTATCTATCGCGGTCCCACTGCTGACCGAGATGTTGCAACCGCTTAATACGCTCAGCATCAGTGGCACCGCCGCCAGTGTCCGCATCCGTGATCCGATCATGTGCATCCACCTCGTCCTGTAAACGCTTCCGCGATGCCGCGTCGCGCGCGTCTGATTTCCCTTTCGAGTACACCAAGGTGATACCCGCCAAAAAAAGACCAAGCGCGGCGAGATATGACTTTACGCGGAACCACACTACCGTGTCCGCTTCCAGAGGAGGTAGCCGATAAACACAGCGGCCACCACGACGGCCACAAGCTGCGCAGTGGGAGCCAACTTTCCAAAGATAGGTAGGTAGTCCGCGCCCACGGCCAACGCGCCGGCAACACCAGCACCTGCCGCAGCTTGCGCCTCGGTGTCTTCCTTGATTGTCTCAGGCTGGACAGGTGGCTCAGTTGGCAGCGCGATGGCACTCAGTGGCCACGGTGTACCCCAACTGCGCTCTGGCCCAGTGTCAATGTGCATAAAACCTGACTTCGGGTAGTACCCAAAGCCTGTGAATCCAGCAGTACGGGCAGCTGCTTCAAATGTGTGAGGGTCGTGGTTGTCCATCCGGACGTCAAACGCTATACCCTCGAGATGTTTAGACCGCTTTGCGCCACCGACACGTTTGTTGTGTTCAGGGCTACGATACGCCGATGTAATGAGCATAGGTTTACCCAGCACACTGCGCAGGTGCTGCAATTTACTCATGGCCTCAGTGTCGATAATCAGCTTGCCGGTGCCTTTGCAGGCCATCTCGCGGGGGCTGAATGACGACCAATCCCAAATTGAGGTCGGGACCGTCTTGTAGCTTGTGAACTCGCGTTTCATCGGTCTTTGCCCTTTACCATTACGCCGTCGATCCGACCGTTTATCGTCTGTAGCATGGTCAAAATCTGGTCGAGTTGCGCTGCCGTTGCTTCGCGCTCTTCCTTGCGGGCAACATCACGCGCATTGGCCTCTGCTCGCAGGACAGCAATATCTGTGCTCTGGACCCCCTGAGTCTTATGTAACATCCACAACCACACCACCGCAGGCACGATGAGGTACTGCATGATTGCATCAATGAGTGGAAGTGGGTCGTTCATAGCAACTCCTCAGACGAAAAAGAGCGTTGCCGCCGTCACATTTGCTGCTGCAGAAACATGAGGGTCGCTGGAGAACAGCAGGCCATCACCGGGCAACGTAATGTGGTGCGTGTCAGACGCCGCAAAATCCATATCTACGATCGTTGGGCCACCGTCGCCGTCAGTCAGTGTAAGGCGTCCAGCGCCTGCCCCAACCGTGGCGATCAACGCACCGAGGCGTGCACGTCCCATAGACGTCGCCCCCGTACTCGTAACGCGTTTTGCGCGTACATCAGATGCGTACATGGGTTATCCCTTCTTGGTAGATGGTTTCTTCGAGGTCTTCGTGGGCTTGGGCTTGCGCCGCTCGAGCTCATCTGCGTCAGCAGGTGTCCATTTAATTGTCATGGTTACACCTTACGTCGAGGAGATGGCTGTACCAGCCGCGGAGATCCAGTCCGTGCCGTCAGAAACAGCAACTGTTGGTGCGCCTGCGAGGCCGTCAGATACATACACAACAGTGCCTGCACCCGCTGTGGCAGCGGAAGGGGCGGTGAGTACAGTGTATGTGGGGAGTTTGGCGGCGCCTGTGATGTCGCCTACGAAGCCGTTGGTCG